GGCTAATGAGCCCTCCTACACCTTTTAGTTCGTCTAGGTCACAAACCGCAACGGTTTGTTCGCTTAGTGGCGTACGGAACGCCAGTGGGGAGACTTGCCCACAAAAGAAAAAGTCCGTTCACGCATTTCGAAGTTCTATGTGTGAATGAAAAATATCGGTCGTTAAATCGCTCTGCACAAGAGTATAGTTGACCCCTAAGAACTGCTCCGTGTTATATGTTCCGAGTCCGCCGTGTAACACGTAGATAGGGCTTGCTCAAACACAAACAGAAAATTCTATTGATGTTTCTCAAAGTTCGTCTGGTACACCTCTAACTGTTGTGCCAGCCACCAAAGTAGTGTCCAATTTAACTGAATCGCGGGACGAAGTTTCCCCCGCGTCTAATGTTATTGTCCCCGTGCCTCCTGTTATTATTGATGTTCACGAACAGTTGGCACGTCCAGTGTACATTGGTCAGTTGAATGATTCAACAGGTGGACATACAATGGTGTGGACGGGATGGTTGAATACGCCGTCTGTTAAACGTTTATTGTGGAATTATCAGCAGATTCGCGCTGATTTAGTAATCACTTTATCTTGGACAGTGTCATCGTATATTAGCGGTCTATCCATCGTGGGCATTGCCCACGGTCAGACTGCTAATTACACGGCTGCTGTTCCAAATTATCTTGAGACTTCCACAAAAGATCACGTCGTACTTGACTGGGCTTCCGCCTCTCAAGTCACGTTCAAACTGCCATTTTTCCATTATCTTCCACGAACAATGAAAGATGCTACCGCAAATACTCTACGGTTGGAGTATAATGAGGTAGTGCAAGCCAAAAACGTTATTACTGGTGCTGATTATGATCCTAAGGTTGGTGTGTATGTGTCTGCAGAAAATGTGGAGTTGTCTGTAGTTACACCCATCACTTACGTCAGTAACCGTAATAACAAACCTGCACCTCGTCGTGTTGCTACCGAGATTCCGCAGGGCGTCATTTCAGCTCCCGCCACAGCAGTTTCGAAAGCTGCTAGGGAGTTAGGTGGTATTCCGGGTATTGCTTTATTCGCAAAAGCAACGGAGATTGGTGCGAGTGCGATTGCCCATATTGCACATATGTTTGGTTTTTCCGCACCTCGAGATCTCACCCTATACCACCCTGGTTCCTCGCAAGGACCAGTCCCAGCCATGTCTTTAACAGTTGATGGTCAAGCAGAAACGAGTCTCTTTGATCCAGGCACTAATTATGCCGAGGATACTCTTTCGTATAAAGAGACGGTTTGTCGATGGTCGATCCTTTGTGTTGTTGATTGGCCAACTACCGCAGATGTTGAGGATGTTCTGGAAACGATCCCAGTTCATCCGCGATATTTCCATTCTGCAGCCATTACAGGTACTACCATTTCCATGCATACATTAGGTTATTTTAGTACAATGTTCAGGATGTGGAGGGGCACTCTTCGCTACAAATTTGTTTTCCCTACGAACAAGTTTGTGCGCGGCAAGATCCGAGTTGCCGTTGTGCCCCAGACTCTGATACTTAATGTTACAGACATCCCGAATGTGTCTTACAACACTATTATTGATGTATCACAGTCAACGGAGGTTCATGTAGATGTACCTTATATGGGTATTAATCCATACGCACTTACGAGTGCTCATGTTGGAGGAGATTATCAGACTGCGGTATCTCTTTTACTCCTACAGGTTGTTGAACCTCTTGTCTTTTCAAGTGCGATTGTGTCTTCTATTAAATGCGTTGTTTTTGTGGCAGCGGGAGAAGACTTTCAATTGGCACAACCTGGTTTTATTGCTGAAAACGTTAGGCGTTTTCCTATAGGCACTAGAACAGGTACTGTTTCGTTCGGGCCTCATACGAGTATCCCCTTAGGTGCATTGCCCGGCACCGATACTCAACTCAATGAGGCTTTGGAATATGGCTCTTATATGGACCCACCGATTTTTAATTCGGGGGGTGTTTCGCCTGCCTTCGTTTTAACCGAAGGCGAGCGTGTTCGGCGGGAACACATCCATAAACAAGCTATTCCTGAATGGGAACAGACAGCATCCACAGGCGATGACAGATCGAGGGTGCTTGCTCGCATAGTTTTGGGGGATCGTAGAGAGTGGGATGATCAGGCCTCGCTTATTGCTACTGGTGAGGCTGCTTCTACATTTCGTCCATTCTTGAAAACCCCAGCGACTAATGGGTCGAATTTTATGCAAGCATCATTGACGAATTCCGTAACGATCACATCCACCGATATCCCTGTCATCCCCTTTGAGCCGTGTACTTTCTCTACAGGAGCTGTTGTAGGAGATAGTGGTAAAAAGTGGACTCCATTGGGATGGGTGTTGAATTGTTTTGCAGGGTATCGAGGATCCACACGGCTCACTTTCGACATAAGCCATAATTTGTTGTGCCACTCCTATTCGTACCAGAGAGCTGTGGGTAAACCTCACGCTACCTATCAAGGTAGCTGTGGCAATCTCACCTCATCTACAGATGCTTCTCGTGCCACGGAATCGTTGTTGCGTATGGGATATATGGGAGTTACGGATTTTAAGCACACTTTTTATCATGTCCCTGACATGGTAGTCGATTGTGTCCATGTTAAGCCATGGAGTTTCCAAACGTGTACGCGACGTGTATATTCGGATGGAAATCGCCGATATGATTCGTTTGATGAAGATGTAGTTCGAGTATCGATATGGGGATATAATACAGGATCCACGGGTATGGCTGCCACTATTGTCCCATATTATGCTGCCGGAGAAGACTTTATGCCGGTTGGTTGGAATGGAGTTCCAACTATGACGATGGTTGATACAGCTCCAGTATTACCAGCGTAAAAGTTTTGTTACAGCTATGTAGGCATGTGAGATGGGGTCCGAATGCGGTGGATGAGATTCCCACTTCATTGAGATTACCCAACTTTAACTACCTACATAGTTCACGTCATATTGTAACAGTAAAAAGATGACGGTTTTGGTATGCAACCTACGCATCACCGAGTACTTTGAGTAAGTCCCACGGTTATTGTGTTAAAGGCACGGTACGTGTAAGAGGAACCACGAGTTCCAAAAAGTTACTTATGAACCATAGCATTCTACTATGAAATTCCAGAGCGCTTACTGGTAGGCTAAAAGCAGCGGGTTAAAGTTTTTCCTGGAAGTTTGTATGCCTTAAAGAAATTAACTTCCTTATAACCCCCCAGACCCCCAAAAACCCATGGATAAACAAGAATTGAAACAAACACTATTGAACGAAGTTGGACGGGCATCAGTGAAAGATCTGAAGCCAAAACAAGTCCGCGAGCTGGAGAGGCGTGCGGCAAGTGCAGCAAATCGTTTGCTTGCATTGGATCGGTTCTGCGATAGTGAATTTGCAGAGTGGAAAAAACCCGGAGCACAGTGTCGAGCGAAGTTAGCCGCTGATAAAGTTGAGGAGCACCGGAAACGCTTTCACGCTTTGGAGAAGAAACGCGTGAAGGCGCGCAGAAAACGACGAGACAAAGTAGAGTTCGAGGAGATTAGTGGCGCCATTTCGAAAGCCTTACTAGCTGGAATGTATGGTTTTGAAGATCTCCAAGCCATTTTTGTATCTACTGCACCGCTATCTTGGCGTGTGTATTGTATGATTCGGCTTACTCTGCTCATCGTTCAACCCACTGATCGTCAGTGGCTTGACCTCGTCGCGCAGTATGCGAAGAGGGTGGAAGAGTTCTTCGGCTTCCTTAGTGATGATGGGGAAGAAGAGGATTTTGTCAAGGATCTTGCGACGCATGGAATTATGACCTTCTCGAAACGGGAAATAGATTATCGTGCGGCAGGAGATGATGTGACCATTGACTGGTCGTGCATGCCACCAGGCATGGCTGACCGAGTTGCAGCAGGTGAGAATTTCAGGTTTTACCAGCCACTCACAGTATGTACTTGGGTGTCAACACCGAAATTTGAAATGTTTCATGATTATCCGTCCTTAGTCTTCGGTAATCTCCGTCTGTTCTTGCAGAGTGATTTTATTGCTCTAAGCAAGTTGGCTTCAGACACAGCGGAGCAAACAGGACTGTTGGATAACCTCGTTAAGTTCAAAGACTCCGCTTTGGCTTTGCGAATGGGCGAAATCTTCGGTAAGATTTTAGCCTTCATGACTGCAGAGAAGTTTGGTTATGCGACAAATGGACTCACTCACCTGTTGGAGTTCCTTAAAGCGAAAATTCCAGGATACGAAGCAATTGCATCAATTAGCGATATCATATCCGGTTTCCCCACCCTCATGTCACGTTTAGTGGATTTTCTGACTACAGGAGACGTGACAGCCCTCTATTCGTCGTACGTCCACGTTCTGCTCCGGTTGAACTCACGAGTCGCCGATTTGAACGTAATGCATAACACACATCAGGAGCGCCTAGCGTACGTTCGAAAATATCTCCCCCAACGGGTTCGAGAGGGTTTTTCCTACGAAGATATTTTCATTCGTGGAATTATTGAGGAGGACGTGATCGCAATGGGGAAAGAGTTAACGGCGTATATGCATCGTCGAAACATCCCTGATTCTCAATATGGGATGTGTGGCAGTATTCGCACAATGTTAGCTAGAATCAACTCTAGTTTGACTGCTACGCGTATCTCCAGTCATATCCATATCCCATCGATCGGAATTGGATTGACAGGGCTTCCTGCGGTTGGCAAAACGAAGTCTGTTTTGCTATTGGCGACTGCGATTGGCGATGCACTCGGACTTCCACGGTCGGAGTCAGGGGGACCAGATCTTCACTTCCGGTCTTTGGGCACAGAATTTTGGGATGGGTACACAGGGCAGACCATGTTGTGTTATGATGAAGCCGGCGCTGTCCAACCTACTTTGGCAAAACCCGAGACGGTTACAGAGATTCTTGCTGGAGGGACTGCAATTCGAGCTCCCCTCAATTATTCGGCTGTAGAGGATAAGGGAAGGCACGTTTCACGTGTCGTAGTTATGTTCGCAACCTCCAATTTTGACCACTTTGGCGCTCAAGGACGTGCTGCTGATGAAGTTGCATATCGTCGTCGATTTCCGTATGTCATTGCACTCAGTGGTACCTGGGACGAACCAGTGTATCAAATCAATGAGTTCTCCGTGAAAGAAAAACGACTCAAACCACTTGGAGACCCGCTAGTCGGTCTCCCTGCCTTGGGGAAAGTGCTGTTTCCTATTCTGCGCGCTCATTATGATCAGAATCGGCACTACACAATGGGTATTAGGTTGAACATGGAAATTTGTGTCCATCAGGAAGTTCGAGCCTTTTGTCCTTTGTGTGACGCAGTCTCGAAATTCCGTCGGAACCTGCCCCAGGCTTTGTCGAATGTGCAGCTTAGACAGGTAGAAGAAGAAAACAACATCCTCCCCCCTGAACCCCCCGATGCAGAGATGTGTGAGCATGGAAATCCAGTTGGCCTTTGCGTTTTGTGTTATCGCCAAGCCACATACGCCAATGACTTTTCGTTTCCCCCGATATACGAAGAGTTACACACATGGTTATCGTGGCATCTGGTGTTTGTCCTGCCATACCCACTAGCGGTTTTGTGGCTGTGTACAACCATCTTACTTCGCCCATGGTTGGATTGGTGGATTGCTCGTGCTTCCCCTGTAGCAGTTCTACTTATGATGTTAGTTACTGTTGCATGTGGCCCCATCGTGGGGGTGGTGTTCCATTATATATGGAATTCCTTTGATGTTCACAAACGCATTCTAGAGCTCCGTACGTTCGGCCCCAACTTGTCCGTGAGAGAGAAGGTTCTCAACCGGATGAGTCTCCGTTATCGGTATACCCATTACCTGTTGGTAAGCTCGTTTTTCAGCAGGCCAATACCACCTCAACTCACCGGATTTTTGTTGCTTCCCGTTCCATGGTGTCAGGGTATTGTTGATTTTGGGTATTCGATACTTGAGACTCGAAGACCTTGGGAGGTTGTCCTTGGTGTGTACGCACACGTCCGATCAACGCGAGGTTTTGTCTCTGATGGAAACTATGTGCTTACTGAGCGGATGCAACAGTCACTGCTCCCAATGATAGCCGTAGTAAGTGCCGCTATAGTGACCATCGTCGGTATGCAATTTTTGCGCCGGCCACTAGCGGAGCCAGTTTCCATGGGAGACCCATTGACGGATGAAGATAAGACTGCAGCGTCAGCAGTCAATCGCGCTCTTTCTGTTGTGTCGAACACGAAAATTGACATTCAGGATGGGATGCCTTCTGTTCGGGCGACTGCTCCTTCGACGTTTTATCCCGGGGTCCGTACCCTCATCGGAGCAGAAGGAGAGAATGACTTGTTACAGTTGTTCATCTCGCAGGTCGTTTCCGTCAGTGCGACAGGCACTGGTAAAGGTATGCGTTGGTCGAACTATGTTTTTTCTGCAGCCCATATTATTGCTCCTGGCGGCAAATATACGGGCGAGCCGAAACCTGTAGATCTGCCAGCTACGACCTTGGTTATCACAACTCAGAAACCATACCGAACATGGACGAAGACCATCAAACCACATACGGCACTGCTCGATTTCTTAGCGGTACCAATGGGGTGTGACGCGAATGGTAACAGCAAGATATCCACTCGTACGGCATTTAATTACAACTTTCCCAACGGGGAATATTTTGTATTAAATGAAAGTGGGCTTGCCCACCGAATGGAGAAACCGGAATTGCGTAGCGGGGTATGGTGGATGGATACAGTTCCAGGAATTGAGAAAGGTGATTCGGGATCACCAGTGATCCATCGGATCGTCTCTGGTACTCTAGTCAATTATTTGTTTGTCGGAATTTTGATCGCAAAATCGACGGATGGGTATCGGGCACTAGTTACGCCACTAATCCGGCCCGGTGTGAATCGTTTTCCTGCTCTTAATCCCATCACTGACATGAGACCCCCTGGTGCTGTTACGCTCGCACCCATCACCGGAGACACCCCACTTGCTTTGGCACTGGAGGAGGTTGTCCCTTTGGCCCGAGTTACATCACTTCGAGTTCAGGGCACCCCTACCACGCGGGTGGAAAAGAGCTCTATGTACGATTTGTTTCCGGAAGCTCACGTATTCTGTGCCCCGACGTTTGAGGGGAGATTGGTGAATGGACGCTGGATTGATCCCTGGGTTAAGAATGGTCTTCAGCAGGTTTCTTGCAGTACGTGGAGTGATGAAGAACTGGTAGTTTCCGCTATGGATGTTCTTTATGAGGAAGGAATGCGCGTGTTCGGAAAAGATCTGGAGAAGCTAGTTCCATTGTCCATTGAACAAGCGGTCAATGGAGTTCCTGGCCAGGTTGTCAGCCTCAATTTTGATACTTCAGCAGGTCTTGGTTACCCAGGACTTAAAGAGCAGTATGTGAATGGCGACTTGGGGGGATTGCTCCCGCAGGAACAAGTTTCGAAAGAACTGCTTAAGAGGATAGAGACAGCTAAAGCAGGGTACTCAACAGCTCGATGGTATGTTGGGTGTCTGAAAGATGAGGTTGTCAAAAAATCGAAGAACGATGTAGGTGATGTGCGGCTGTTCACAGTTGGCCACCTCATCGATCAGCTAATGGACCGTATGATTTTTGGCCCTCTCTTTGAATTATTCAAAGAGAGACGTAGCATATGGCCGTTGGCAATTGGGAGTAACGCAACGTCACGAGAGTGGGATGAAATGGCTAGCTATCTTACTGAAGGTGGTAGGGTAGTTATGGCCGGAGACTACAAGAAGTTCGATAAGAAAACTTATCTGCTTGGTGGTGCGGTCGCCGTTTGTGTGCGATGGTTAGAGAAGAGTGGCTATCCCCCGGAATCACTAGCCGTTGCACATTCGCTCATCTCGTCACATTCTGCGTACGTATTAACGCTTAAAGGCGATGCGTACTGGTTTGATCGTGGTACACCATCGGGGGTGTATGGTACATCGCAGTTCAATTCATTGGTTGAAATTTTGAATGAGATCCAAGCATATTGGCTTGGTTACTCAATCCACCATAAGGTGGATTTATCAACCGCTATCAAAGAAGCACCAAAATTCTTTGATAGTTTCCGTTTGAAGGTGTATGGTGATGACCACGTCAAATCAGTTCTCCCATCCGTCGCTGAATGGTATACTGGTACCCTCCAAGTGCAAGCATTTGAGGGACTCGGCCAGATATACACTAGCGACACGAAAGACGGTCCCCCTCGCTGGGGTTCGATAACGGCAGCCACGTTTTTAAAACGGGGTTTCCGTTTCGACCCGGGGATTGCACAATACGTTGCACCACTGGAGAAGATGTCGATATATAAGATGTTATCTTGGAAGGATAATCTTAGTATCCCGGAGAGTCAGTGGGAACCTATTGTTCTCGAAGAAGCGCAAAAACAAGCATGGTTCCATGGTAGGGAATTTTTCCTTGAACTACAGGAACGCTTGAAGACACGGCTAAAGACAGTTTTGGATTATGACAGTTTGTCTAACGAATATGTCATTTGTCAATTAGAACGTCGTCAATTTGTCAAATTTGAGTAAATAATATCAGCGAAGTTAGGTTTTAAGCTTTAGTAAAAGTTAGAGGCGGTTGCCTCCTCCAAGCCCAGGAGTTTTAGTGAGGGT